TGCTCGTGTCCGGCTGCTCCCACCGTGACCCGGAGCCGACCGTGCGCACCGTCATGATCGAGGCGCCGGTGGCCCCGGCCGCGCGCGAGCCGTGCGCGTCTCCCGTCGCCGTGCCCGACCGCGACCTCAACGAGCGCGAGATCACGACTTACTGGAGCGCCGATCGCACGGCACTCCGCGAATGCGAGGCCCGCCGGGCGGCGGCAGTAGGAGCACCGAGGCAATGAGCGAACTCGATCTTTTTTTCCGCGTGTGGGCGGGGATCACGCCGTTCGCGACGCTGTGGGGCGCGTACATGCTGTCGCGCCGGAAGGCCGACCTGGAGGCACTAGCAGGCAAGGCCGAAAAGACAGACCTCGCCGCCGTCTCGACCAGGCTCACCGCCGCCGAAGCCAAGCTGATCCAGGTGATCAAGGAGATGGAACACCTGCCGAGCAGGGAGAGCTCGCACCGCATGGAGATGACGGTCCAGCGCCTCGAGGGGCAGCTCGAGGTTGTCATCGAACGTCTCAAGCCAGTCGCGCGCATCAGCGAGCGGCTGCAGGAATTTTTGCTCGAGCAAGCGGGAGCTAAAGGCAAATGACCGATTTCCGGAGGCTGATCGTCGAGGACGCTCGCCTGATCCTCCTCAAGGCGCTCGCGGCGCAGACCGATGACACGCTGCACTCCGATCTGCTGCGCGCCGAGCTGGCGACCTTTGGTATCCGGCGCGATCGCGCCTGGGTGCATGGCGAGCTCGACTGGCTCGCCGAGCACGGCGCCGTGACGCTGGTTGATGCCGGCTCGGTCAAGGTCGCGACCCTGACCGAGAAGGGCGCCCGTCACCTTGCCCGCGAGATCGCCATCGAGGGCGTCAAGCGTCCGTCGCGGGAGGATTGACCATGGCCACGCGTGGCCGCCTCTCGTCGATCGACTTGCTGCCGCCCGAGGCCGAGGAGGATGTCGTCTGGGCGTTCGGGCAGCTGCGCGCCCGCAAGATGACCCAGGAGGACATTCGCGAGGCCTTTAACCTCCGCCTGAAAATGAAGGGGCTCGAGGCGATTTCCGCCTCGGCTTTTAATCGTGCGGCCGTCCGCACCGCCCGCATGTCGCACCGCCTCGGCGAGGTGCGCGAGATGGCCTCTGCCCTCGCCACGAAATTCGAGGATGGCGGCGACGAGGATCTGACGCTGTTGCTGTCCGAAACCCTCAAGACGCTCGTATTCGAGATGCTCGAGAACGCCGGCAACCTCAAGGCGAGCCCGCTGACCGCCGAGATGATGGCCAATTTCGCGACCGCGCTGCACCGCGCCGAGGGCGCCAAGAAGATCTCGGCCGACACCCGCAAGATCATCGATCGTGATTTCCGGAAGAAGGCCGAGGCGGCGATCGACAAGGTGGCTAAGGTCAAGGGCATCACCGCCGAAATGCGCGAGGACTTCAAGCGCGGTTTGTTCAACGTCCGGCCGGAGAACGAGAATGGATAGCAAATCCATCCTCGCTGCTGCCAAACAGAGCCTCAAGGCAGCTGCGGTTGGCGCTGTCGCACTCGCCACGGTGCTTGGCACGACGCCAGAGGCTGGCCAGCGTCCGACGCGCGACCAGTGGGTCCAGCTCCGCATTGACCAGGGCCGTGCCACCGCTGCTGACTGGCGCGAGACCGCGACGCTGCTCGGCTACCAGGCGCGCATCATCCACGCCTGCGAACAATACGATGTCGTTTTCGTTGAAAAAAGCCGCCGCACGGGCGCAACCTGGGGCGCAGCGGCGCACGCGGTGTTGCTCTCGGCCTCGGCGCGCGGCCAGGGCGGCATGGATACGCTCTATATGGGCACGTCGCATGACATGGCCAAAGAGTTTATCGACGCGGCGGCCGACTGGGCCCGGCTGTTCGAGCGGGCCTGCTCGGCGATCAGCGAAACGATCTTCGACGATGGCAGCGAGAAGGGCATTCAGGCCCTTAAAATCGACTTCGCTTCCGGCTATTCGATCGTCGCGCTGTCGTCCAAGCCGCGTAGCTTGCGCGGCCGCCAGGGCTTTGCCATCCTCGACGAGGCGGCCTTCGTAGACAACCTCGGCGAGTTGCTCAAAGCCGCCATGGCGTTTCTCGTCTGGGGCGGCAAGGTGCTGGTCATCTCGACGCACAACGGCGATGCCAATCCGTTCAACCAGGCGATCCAGGACATCCGCAGCGGCCGGCGCAAATACGGCCTGGTGCGCTTTGATCTCGACGATGCCCTGCGCGACGGCCTGTTCGAGCGCATCTGCCTGATCAATCCGCACAAGCATGGCGAGTGGACGCCCGAAAAAGAGGCGGACTGGCGCGAAAAGCTGATCGACGATTATGCCGATGGCGCCGACGAGGAGCTCTATTGCATCCCCTCGCAGGGCTCCGGCGCCTGGCTGACCTCGGCCTTGATCGAGGCGCGCATGGTGCAGCCGCCACCTGGTGAGCAGCGCGTGCTTCGGCTGAGCTTGCCGGCCGATTTTGTCTTCCGGCCGGAGATCCACCGCAACGCCGAGATCCGCGCCTGGATCGAGCAGGAACTCCTGCCGGTGATGCGGGACACGCTCGACCCGCACCTGATGAGCGCGCTCGGCCATGACGTCGCCCGCTATCGTGACGCCTCGGTGATCGTGCCGATCCAGATCACGCGCATCATGCGCCGTGTCGTGCCGTTTGTCGTCGAGATGCACCGGGTGCCGTTTGTCCATCAGGAGCAGATCCGCGACGCCATCGTCGACGGGCTGCCGCGCTTTGTCGGCAGTTGCACGGATGCCACCGGCATCGGCAACCAGCTCGCCGAGAACGGGATGCTCAAATACGGCCCGTGCATGGTCGGGGTTAAGCTCTCGACCGAGTGGTACCGCATCGAAATGCCGCCACTTAAGGCGGCGTTTGAAGACGATACGATCTCGATCCCGGCCGATGCCGATCACAATGCCGACCTGCGCATGGTCAAGATCGTGCGCGGTATCGCCCAAGTGCCGGCGCTGCGCATCACCTCATCGACCGGCGAGAAGCGCCATGGCGACTATGCCATCGGCCTGGCGCTCGCCTATGCCGCAACCCGCATGACGGTGGAGGCTTACGGCTACCAGAGCGCTCGGCCTGGCGCCGATGCTCGCAGCCGGCGCGATGCTCGTGACGATGTGCGCGACGTGATGATGCCCGACCGGCGCGACGGCCTTTGGTGAGGTAACAGGATGGCGACCCCCTACAAGATCCTCGGTCCGGACGGCCAGCCGATCCAGCGCGCCGTGCTCAGCCAGGAGCGCGCCGTGCCGAGCGTCACCGGCGTCCGGCACCAGTTTGACGACTTCGTCGCCCCGGGCCTGACGCCCGGCCGGCTCGCCGCCACGCTGCGCGATGCGGCGATCGGCGAGATGTATGATTTTCTCACGCTCGCCGAGGAGATCGAGGAGCGAGAACCGCATTACCGCTACGTGCTGGAGACGCGCAAAAACGGCGTCACCAGTCTCAACCTGCAGGTCGATCCGGCGAGCGAGAGCGCGCGCGACATCGAGATCGCCGATTTTTTGCGCAACGAGATCATCGAGACGCCGGCCTTCGGGCAGGTCATCGACATGCTCGTCGACGGGCTCGCCAAGGGCTACTCCGCCGTTGAGATGGTGTGGGAGACCGGCTCGGCCTGGCTGCCGCGCCAGTTCATCTGGCGCGACCCGAGGCTATTCCAGTTCGACCGTGAGACCAGGCGCGAGTTCCGCCTACGCGTCCAGGGCGAGCCGGATGGCCGGCCGCTCGAGCCGCTCAAGTACCTGGTGCATGTGCCGCTGCTCAAGATGGGCCTGCCGGCGCGCAATGGGCTCGCCCGCGTCGCGGTGTGGAGTTTCATGCTCAAGTCGTTCAACTTGCGCGACTGGGCACAGTTTCTCGAGATTTACGGCATGCCGATGCGGCTCGGCAAATACGGGCCGGGCTCGTCCAGTGACGATCGTGCCGTGCTGCTCGCCGCCGTGCGCAACCTCGGCCGCGATGCGGCGGCGATCGTGCCGATGGGCATGGAGCTCGAGCTCGTCGAGGCCAAGGGTTTTTCCGACAAGCCGTTCGAGACCTCGGCGCGCTATCTCGACGAGCAGCTCGCCAAGCTGATCATCGGCAAGCCCGGCGACGGCATCGCCTCGTCGCGCGCCGGCGAGGAGACGCTCGACAAGGTCCGCATCGACATCAAGCGTTCCGACGCGCGAGACCTCGCGCTGACCTTGATGGGGCAGATGATCCGCCCGGTGGTTGATCTCAACTTCGGGCCGCAAAAGCTCTATCCGCGTGTCCATATGCCGATCCCGGAGCGCAAGGATTTGCAGGTCTGGTCGGACGCCGTCGGCCAGTTGGTCGATCGCGGGCTCGAGGTCGAGCAGAGCCAGATTTATGATGTCCTCGGTCTCAAGGAGCCGGACAACGGCGCCAAGCTGCTCAAGCCCGGCAAGTCCGATATCAAGGCCACGCCGCCGTCGCCGATCGGCGAGGCCAGCGCCATCTCGCCCTATCGGCTTGATCCGCGCCAGTGCCCGTCCTGTGGCCCGGCCCGGCTTGCGGCCGATGCGCCGGGTGATGAGGCCAGCGAGGCTGACCTGCAGATCGCCGAGGCGCTCGAGGGCTGGGAGCCGACCATGGCGCCGATCGTCGCCGCGATCCGTGCTGCGGCCGACGAGGCCGACAGCTACGAGGCATTCCAGGCGAGCCTCGACCGCCTGGCACCGGGGCTCCCGGTCAAGCGCCTGGCGCGCCGTCTGGGCATAGAAACCCTGATCGCACGGGGCCGTGGCGATGCTGGAGATGAGTGACGCCGGCAACGTCGCCGTTAAAGCGGTTTTGAAACGGTTGGGCGGGGGCTGTCCCTTTATTCGACAGATGGGCGCCGGCAGCCGCTCGCGCCCGCCTGCGGGCCTCTGCGGCGGGCGGTGACCGATGGCCGACGAGAAGCTGTTTCAGACCGCGCCGAAAGAAGTCGTCGACTATTTCAAGCGGCGGCCGAGCCGACCGACATTTCACTGGGCCGAGATGGCTCCCAGGGAGCACGCGCTTGGCTTTACCGTGGCGCGCACCGCCGGTTTTGATGTGCTCGACGATATCCGATCGGCCGTGCAAAAGGCGGTTGTCGATCGCGTGCCGTTTGCGCAGTTTCGCGACGAGCTGACGCCGATCCTCAAGGCCAAGGGCTGGTGGGGCGTCAAACAGATTACCGATCCGCGCACCGGCGAGATCGTCAAGGCACAGCTCGGTTCGCTGCGCCGGCTCGACCTGATCTACGATGCCAATATCCGCTCGGCCGAGGCGGCCGGCGACTGGGGCCGCATCCAGCGCGTCAAGGACGTGCTCCCCTATCTCGAGTACATGACCTCGACCTCGGAGCGTAAGCGCCCGCTGCACCTGTCATGGGTCGGCACGACGCTCCCCGTGGATGACGACTGGTGGTCGACGCATTACCCGCCCAATGGCTGGCGCTGCAAATGTCGGGCGCGCTCGCGTGCCGAGCCGCGCGACGGCGTGCCGACCGAGGCACCGCCGCTCGATCCGCGCTCCTGGACCAACCGTGCCACTGGCGAGACGCGCATGGTGCCGGCCGGCATTGATCCGGGCTGGGACAGCAACCCCGGCATGTCCCGCGAGCAGATGGCCGGCAAGCGCATGACCGCCAAGCTGGACGCGATGACGACAGACGTGCGGCGCGAGACGATCGCCCAGATGCGCAAGGACCCGGTGTTTGAGTATGTCGTCGACAATGGCGCCGGCTATAAGCCCACCATGCCGGGCGATCACGCCATCCGTGATCTGCGCTGGCCGGTTGCCGCGCTCTCCGATGATGCCGCCCGCGCCCTCGGCACGACGAGCCGCACCGTGGCGATGACCATCGCCACCGCCGAAAAGCAGTCGCGCGCCCGCCGGCACCAGCCACTC